GGCGTTTACCATCCGTTGCTCTCAGAAGCTTTGGTGAAGTTCCAAGCTGAAACAATCATGGAGACTTTCCCTGCAGCTGGCCCAGTCAAGACGCAGATCATTGGTAAAGAAACACCAGAGAAAAAAGACGCGGCTACCCGTGTAGCAGACGACATGAACTACCAGCTCACAGATGTGATGACTGAGTACCGCCCAGAGCACGAGAGAATGATTTGGGGCTTGGGTCTTTCTGGTAACGCCTTTAAGAAGGTGTACTTTGATCCATCATTGAATCGTCAGACTTCTATGTTTATCCCTGCGGAAGACATCGTAGTTCCTTATGGCGCATCAAGCCTTGAGCAATCTCCTCGTGTTACCCATGTCATGCGTAAGACCGAGAATGAGATCCGCCGTATGCAGGTTGATGGTTTCTATTTGGATATTGATCTTGGCGAGCCAGAGAATAATCTTGATGAAGTTGAGAAGCGTATCGCTGAGAAGATGGGCTTCCGTGCTACTTCCGATGACCGCTATAAATTATTAGAAATCCATACTTATTTGGATTTGCCAGGTTATGAAGACTTGGACGAAGACGGAGAGCCAACTGGTATCGCTCTCCCTTATGTTGTAACCATTGATAAGGGCAGTGAGCAGATCCTGTCTATTCGTCGCAACTGGAGACCAGAAGATGAACTTAAACAAAAACGCAATCATTTCGTACACTACGGTTATGTACCCGGCTTTGGTTTCTATTGCTTTGGTCTTATCCATTTGGTCGGGGCATTTGCCAAATCTGGTACAAGCCTCATTCGTCAACTCGTGGACGCAGGTACACTTTCAAACCTGCCAGGTGGCTTTAAGACCCGTGGCTTGCGTGTCAAAGGTGACGATACACCTATAGCACCAGGCGAGTTCCGTGATGTAGACGTTCCATCTGGAGCTATCAAAGATAACTTGATGACCCTCCCATACAAGGAGCCATCACAAGTCCTCTATAGCTTACTTGGTACTATCGTAGAAGAAGGTCGTCGCTTTGCATCTGCTGGCGATATGAAGGTTGCAGACATGAGCGCCAATGCTCCTGTAGGTACAACTCTGGCTATCTTGGAGCGCACACTCAAAGTGATGAGCGCAATCCAAGCCCGTGTTCATTATTCAATGAAGCAAGAGTTAGGCTTGTTGAAAGACATCATCCGTGATTACACACCAGATGAGTACAACTATGAGCCAGTAGACGGACGCCCTCGTGCTAAGAAAACTGACTATGAATTAGTGACTGTAATTCCTGTTTCAGATCCGAATGCTGCTACAATGGCACAGAAGATTGTTCAGTATCAAGCAGTATTACAACTAGCCCAGAATGCTCCACAGATCTATAACCTCCCTCAGTTGCACCGTCAAATGCTTGAAGTGTTGGGTATTCGCAACGCTCAAAAGCTTATCCCGTTGCCTGACGATCAGAAGCCAAAAGATCCGATCACAGAGAACATGGACGCCATCACTAATAAACCAATGAAGGCATTCATCTACCAAGATCACGAAGCCCATTTAATGGCTCACCAGAACTTCTTGCAAGATCCACAGACCGCAGCAATGATCGGTCAGAACCCAATGGCTCAAGCTATTCAAGGTGCTCTACAAGCTCATATGGCAGAACACTATGCCTTTAAGTATCGTCAGCAAATTGAACAGCAACTTGGCGCCCCATTGCCTTATGTTAAAGAAGGCGACGATCAAGAAGATATTGGCGAAGAATACGAAGTTCAGTTGTCCCGTATGGTTGCCCAAGCTAGCGCACAGTTGCTCCAGCAGAACCAGGCACAGGCGGCTCAACAGCAAGCTCAGCAACAAATGCAAGATCCAATCATCCAAATGCAGATGCAGGAACTTGAGATCAAGCGTGAAGACAGCAAGCGTAGAGCAGCCAAAGACATGATTGATGCAGATTTAGAACGTGAACGCATTCAGATTGAGCGTGAGCGTATGGAAGGAACTCTTCAGATTGAAGGCACTAAGTTAGGTGCCAAGATTGAGAAAGAGAAAGACGAAGCTAACCGCAAGGAACAGCTCGAAGGCGCTAAGTTGGGCGCACAAATTGCTGAAACCAAAGATGCAAATAGCATCAAGGCTTTTCAAGCAATCAACACCAAGAAAGGTAGTGAATGACCGAACTTGACTTACTAACCAAGCAATTGGACGAAAAAATTGAACAGTTAAAGGAAGCCGTCGTCAACGGCAACCTAGAACTGACGGAGTATAAAAAGGCGTGTGGTGAGATCCGAGGTCTGCTCATTGCTCGTGGATACATATTAGACCTCAAAGACAGAATGGAGAACTCGGATGAGTAACCAACTAGACCTATCCAAAGCCGTGGATTTATCTGCGATTATGGAAAAGTCAGACGAAGAAAAAGCAACACAGCTCCCAAAACCATCTGGCTATCGCATCCTTTGCGCTATCCCAGAAATGGAAAAAGAGCACGAAAGTGGCATTATCAAAGCAGACATCACAATTCAGAACGAAGAGCTATTAACTACAGTCTTATTCGTTGTTGACTTGGGCGATGATTGCTACAAAGACCCAAACCGTTTCCCTAACGGTGCGTGGTGCAAACAGGGCGACTTTGTATTAGTCCGTCCACATGCTGGAACACGTTTAGTTATTCATGGACGTGAATTCAGAATCATTAACGATGACTCCGTGGAAGCTGTAGTGGCTGATCCTCGTGGAATTCGACGTAAATAAGGAGCTTTAAATGAATAAAGACGAATATCAGTTTCCAGATGAAGCTGAGAATGAGGCTATTGAGAACGAGTCCAAGGACGAAGAATCAAATGAGCCAGAGTTTTCAGTAGATATTGAAGACGACACCCCAGAGAAAGACCGTGGTAAGCAACCAGCTACCAAGGAGTTCGTAGAAAATCTGGAAAAAGACGAATTGGAAGAGTATTCCAAAGGCGTTCAAACCAAAATCAAGCAGTTTAAGAAGGTCTACCATGACGAGCGTAGAGCCAAAGAAGCGGCTGAGCGTGAGAAACAGGAAGCGATTGACTTAGCTAAACGCTTGTATGAAGAGAATAAAACCCTCAAAGGCAAGGTAGATCATACCGAGAAGTTTGCCGTAAATTCATTCAAGTCCAGTGCTGAGCAAGAACTTGCTATGGCTAAGAAGGAGTATCGTGAAGCTTATGAGGCTGGCGATTCAGACCGCTTAGTAGACGCTCAAGAGCGTATGACTTCAGCAAAAATGAAGGTAGATCGGGCTTTAAGCGCAGAGGAGAACATCCAAAACCGCCGTCCAGAGCCAGAACAGACCTTTGAAACTGCTCAACCACAGCGTCCAAACGTTGATAGCAAAGCCTCTAGATGGCAAGCTAAGAACGATTGGTTTGGTCAGGATGACGAAATGACAAGTCTTGCATTAGGTTTGCACGAAAAGCTTGTCAAGGAAAACGGAATGGCTTATGCTACTACAGACGAGTATTACAAACGCATTGATGCGACGATTCGAAAACGCTTCCCAGAGAAATTTGAGGATGACGACGATGTAAATGAAGTAACGGCGCCTAGCGAGAAGACCGCACAGCGTAAACCTAGCACTGTAGTAGCCTCGGCTGCTCGGAGCACGAACTCAAAAAGAATTAGGCTGACTACTTCTCAGCAATCAATTGCTAAAAAACTGGGATTAACCCCAGAGCAATACGCCCGTGAACTTTTAAAAATGGAGGCCTAAAAAATGGCTAACAACAGAACTACTCGTGAATTAGAAACCCGTGTTGTGCAGGAACGTCCTAAACAGTGGATGCCCGCCGAATTGCTCCCAGAGCCAGACAAACAACCAGGTTACTCGTATCGTTGGATTCGTACTTCAACACTAGGTAATGCGGATCCCCGCAATCTTTCAGCAAAACTGAGAGAAGGTTGGGAACCAGTAACCGTTGAGGAACAACCAAAGTTTCAACTGTTAATTGATCCGACAAGTCGATTCAAAGACAACATCGAGATTGGTGGATTGTTGTTATGCAAGACTCCTACGGAGATGGTAGAACAGCGTAATCAATATTATGCTAATCAAACCGAATCCCAAACAGAGGCTGTAGACAACAGTTTAATGCGTCAAAGCGACCCACGGATGCCACTCTTTAAAGAGCGTAAATCCTCAAGTAGCTTTGGTAAAGGTAATTAATTTTAATTAGGAGTTTTAAATGGCTTATCCTACCGTAGCAGGCCCTTATGGGTTTCAGCCGCTCAATTTGATCGGTGGTCAGGTATTTGCTGGTGCAACTCGTCAAATTCCCATCGCTTCAGGCTCTGGCACATCCATATTTTATGGTGATGTCGTGCGTTTGAACACTGGTGGTACTTTGAGCCGTGTTTCTACCACTGATTCTGCGACCGATGCTGTTGGTATTTTCTTGGGCTGTGCTTTTACAAACCCAACTACCAAACAGTTCCTTCAACAGCAATACTATCCAGCTTCTACAGTGGCTAGCGACATTGTTGCTTATGTTTGTGATAATCCTGATACTTATTTCAAAGTAGCAGTGTTGTCCAACTCAACCACCATTGGCGGTCTAACTCAGACTGATATTGGTAACAACGTATCTATTTTGACAACTGCTGGTTCTACAACCTCAGGTGACTCAAATGAAGGTATTTTGAATAGCACCAGTACATCAACAACCACTCTCCCATTCCGTATTATTGCGGGTGTACCAGAGACTGTTAATGCTGCTGGATCTTTCACCGAAGTGATCGTCAAGTGGAATATGGGCGTTCATACTTACTACAGTGCAACACCTGTAGCAACCGCAGCTTAAGGAGCTATAAATGGCTATTTCACGCGCACAACTACTGAAAGAGTTGCTCCCTGGCTTGAACGCTTTGTTCGGTCTTGAGTATGCAACGTATGGTGAACAACACAAAGAGATCTACGATACTGAGACCTCTGAGCGTTCGTTCGAAGAAGAAACCAAACTGTCTGGCTTCTCTGCTGCACCAGTCAAAAACGAAGGTTCTGCCATCGCTTATGACAATGCACAAGAGGCATTCACAGCACGTTATAACCACGAAACCATTGCTCTCGGCTTCTCCCTAACGGAAGAGGCAATCGAGGACAACTTGTATGACAGCCTATCAGCTCGTTATACCAAGGCTTTGGCTCGTGCTATGGCTTATACCAAACAGGTTAAAGCTGCTGCTGTGTTAAACAACGGTTTCACTAACTCTGCCGTTTATTACGGTGGTGACGGTGTACCTTTGTTCTCGACATCTCACCCATTGGTTTCTGGTGGTGTTAACAGCAACACTCAGTCTACCCCTGCTGATTTGAACGAAACTTCCTTGGAAGCTGCCGTTATTCAGATCGCTGCATGGACAGACGAGCGTAGTTTGTTAATCGCTGCTAAACCTAAGAAGTTAATCGTTCCACCTGCACTCCAGTTCGTTGCTACCCGTCTCTTAGAGACTCAGCTTCGTGTTGGTACTGCTGACAACGACATTAACGCTATCGTAAACAATGGTTCGATCCCAGAAGGTTATTCAGTTAATAACTACCTGACCGATCCAAATGCTTACTTCCTCTGCACTGATGTTCCAAACGGTATGAAGCATTTCGTTCGTACTCCTTTGAGCAACAGCATGGACGGAGACTTCGATACTGGTAACGTACGTTACAAGTCTCGTGAGCGTTACAGCTTCGGCTGGTCTGATCCCCTCGGTATGTGGGGTTCACAAGGCGCTTAATTGTGCTAAAAAAGGGGAGCCAAAAACTCCCCTTTTTCTTTTATTTGTAGTAAGATGCTTTTAAGTCTAGGACTAATTTGTCCATATCAGCCCGCCTAGGGGACGATGCACCGATGATATGGGATTATGTGCATATAAGGAGAACCTCATGGGTTTCGCTACACACCTAGGTCCTTGGTTATTAGGGACTGTTAAAAACACTACTGGCACTACTGCTGGTACTATCCGCAACACAGGTTGCACCGTTGTTTCCCAATCTGCTAACGTAGTTTTCGGCACTTTGACTGGTAACTTAGTTACCGTTCCTGCTGGCGCACAGATTGTTGATGTCAAGGTTGTAACCACCACCGTATTTAGCGCAGCAACTACTTGCAAACTAAGTATTGGCGGTACTGATTTCACTACTACTGGAACTGTTACCAGCGTTGGTAGCGGAGCATTAGGCGCAAACGCAACCACTCCAGGTGGCTGGTTAAATGTTGGCGCAACTGATGCCACCATTACCTACACATTGGCTGGTGCTGGTTTAACGACTGGAGCAGC